CTGCAGGATCGTCGGCCCGTCGGCGCCCGCGGCAAGCGTGATCTTCGCGCCCGACTTTTCGAGTTCGGTGATCGCGGCGAACTCAGTGGCGCGCGCCAGACGCTTGTTCATCTGCCCGACGATCACGTCGAGGCTCGACGGCACCAGCGACTGCAGTTGCTGCGACACGTTCAGGTACCCGCCGACCGTGACGAGCGTCAGCGTGTCGGCAGCGAAGTCGAACTTTTTGCTGACCAGTTCGGCCTTTTCCTTCGACTGCGGCGCGACGCCCGTGTCGAGGTCAGGGTCCACGATGCGAGGGCGCATAAAACTCATCGCGGACGGCGCAGGCGTGACGCCCATCGCCGACAGGAACGGGCGCCCCTGCGGCGACACGTCGGCGACGGGCCCGATCACAGGTGCGACGAGCAGCGCGCCGAAGCCACCAGCGACGGGCACAGTGTTCGCCGCCGTCGTGCCCATGTGCTCCGCGGCGCGCGACAGGAAGCGGCCGTAACGGTGCTGCGCCTCGCGGTCGTGCTGGTGCAGCATGTCGTGCAGCAGTTCGCCCGCGCTGCGGTACTGGACCGTGCCCGCGCTGACCGTCCCAGGCTGCAGCCGCGACAGGCGATCGCGGACCGTGTCGGACATTTCGAGGTCGTCGGCGAGCAGGTCGACCTGCGCGTCGATCGCGGCGACGCGGGTGCGAGCCGCGGTGATCGTTTCGCGATCCTGGTCGCTCAGGTCACGGTCGCCGTCGGCGGCGGTCTGCGTGACTGAGTGAATGAGGGCGAGCCGCTGGTCGCGTTCGCTCACCAGCCGTTCGAGCAGGGCATCAGGCATCGTTCAGGAACCTTTCGCGTGAGGGTTGCCTGCGGGGTGCCGACCTGCGACGAGCGGGGTGCCGCCGTACATGGCGGGGTGCCGACCTGCGTCGAGCGGGGTGCCGCTTCAGGAATCAGTCGAATCATGTCACGCCCGAAGGCGCTCGTGAAGTGTTTCGTTTCGCTGGTCAGCCTGAGCCAGCCAGGCAGCGAGTTCGTCGTCGAACGCCTGGCGCTCGCGCGCCGCCTGCTCGACCTCGTCGACCTCGTCGGCCGCGGCCCGCAGGGCCAGCACGCGCGCCGACTCGTAGGCGCCCAGTGCTTCGAGCGCGACGTGCACAAGATGCGCGCTGGTGCGGACGCGCACGCCGTCGAGGCGCATCGTCTTCAGCGGCACGAAGCCGACGCTGAGCCCGTCGACGCCGTCGCTGAGCATCGTTTCGACGTCGGCGACGTAGCGCGGCAGCACGCGCATCGTGCCGTACAGACCGTCGGGTCGCTCGTCGAAGGCGAGCAGGTGCCCGACCTTGCCCAGCCCGTCATGGTGCTGGTCGTAGAAGGCGATCCGCCGTGCCACGCCGCCGTTCGTCGTCGCCGCCGCGACCTGGCGGCTGAAGGCGCCCGCCTGAAACGCTTCGCGGTACCGCTGCACGCCGTCGGGCCCTTCGTCGACGACGTCAGCCGTTTCGCCGTACGGCACCAGGCGCCCTTCGAGCAGTCGAGCGTCAGGCGTCGACGTGTCGGGCGCCAGGCGCAGGTTCGCGCCGAAGGCTCGCAGCAGAGTGTCAGGCATGTCGTGCCCCTTCGAGTGCTAGGCGGCAGTTCGGGCAGCCGCACGCCCTGCGCAGTTCGCGCACGTGTATCGCGTCGACCGTCGCCGCCATCGCGTCGAGGGCGCCAGGCGTCGGGCGCGCGGGCTCGTACCCGGCGAGCACTTCGGCGATCGCGCGCTCTTCGCTCATCAGTGGTCGCCGCCTGACAGCACGACGGCGGCGGGCGCGACGACGCCTTCGCTGTCGACGTTGTCGGAATCTTCGAGCCGTTCGGCGGCTCGAATCTCGTCGACCGTGATCGCCCGCGCGCCGCTCACAGGGTCGACGATGTTGTGCAGCACTGAGTACGCCTGCGCGCGTTCGCCTAGCCCAGGGCGCACGTACTCGTCGCGGTTGAACTCGACGCCCGTTCGGCCCGGCAGGGCCCAGTTCGACAATGCGTCGCTGAGCGCCGTCGCGATCGGGCGCAGCGTCGCTCGCCAGTGAAAGTCGAAGAGGCTCGACACGTTCGAGTACGTCATGCTGTCGCCGCCCGACGGCAGGCCCACCAGGAACGGCGGCACGCCCAGCAGTGCGCAGATTCGCCCTTCGTCGAACTGGCGCAGGTCGAGCAGGGCCATGTCTTTCGGGCTGAGGCTCAGCACTTCGAGGTCGATCCCGCCCGACAGCACGGCAGGGGCGCCGTCGCGTGACTGCGAGCCCGCGACCCAGCGGTCGCGGAAGGTCTGCGCCTGCGTCGCCGACAGGTTCGCAGGATGCTTCAGCACGGCCCACGGCACGCCGCCGCGTGTCGCCAGGTTCGCGCCGTACCGTTCCATCGCTTCCGCGCTGAGCAGGTTCCGCGCGCCCGCTTCGAGCGGGCCATGCCCTCGTGCGTCGCCAGGCCATGTCGAGTACCGCACGTGCAGCACGTCACGCGTGTCGAGCCGTTCGCCGCCGATCGCGTACTCACGCCGCCCGTCGACGAAGTCGACGCTTACCCAGTCAGGATTCAGCACGACGAAGCGCGCTGGAAAGCCGTCAGCGAAGTGCGCGGTAGCCCATATGAAGACCTCGCCGCGCAACTGGTACGAGGCGACGCACAGTTTCAGGAACTCGACCCAGCCCGTGTAAATCTCAGGCTCAGGGTTGCGCAGCCAGGTCGGCGGCGACAGCGTCTGCCCGTCGCGCGTCACGTAGGGCGGCATCGTGGCGAGCGTGCGCGCGTTCAGGTCGATGCAGGCGAAGACCGTCGACACGCGCTGAGCGAGCCCGCTCGACCAGTTGTCCCACGGCGGCACCCAGCCGACGGGCCAGCCGTCCCAGCGCGACGCCTGCAGCGGCGGCGACACTGCCGGGTACATGACGTACGAGTGCTCGTCGTGCGGCAGGGCTGAGTCATGCCCGTGCACGTTCACGGGCGGCTCAGCGTCAGGCGGCGGGGTCTGCGCGCGCTCGACGACAGCGAGCCCTGAAGGCGTTTCGTACTCAGTCATCAGTGCACCTGCGGGGTAAGCATCGGACGCGTCCCAGCGACCCAGGCAGCCAGGGTCGCGGCGACGAGCGGGGTCAGGTTCACGCCGCCGCGGCGATTCCACGCCCAGGCGTCGCCCAGTGGTCGCTTCACGGCGGCGCCGACGGCGTCGTTCAGTTGCCACTGATCTAGGTGCGTCAGGTGCCCGTCGAGGGCACGGTCGTAGAAATAGCCGCACGCCCTCGCGTACTGACGGCCCGTCGTCAGGATCACCTCGACTTCGGCGGCTTCGAGCAGCGGCACGAGCGACGCGACGCTCGCGCCGTTGTCGACGACGACAGGCGCCTGCCATCGCTGCGCGACTTCGACCGTTCGGGCCAGCAGCCAGTCGGTCGACTCTTCGCACTGCACGACCTCGCACGCGATGTAGTCGCCGACCTTGCCCGCGGCGACGAGGGCGGCAGCGTCACGTTCAGGCGTCATGTCGATACCCAGCGCGACGCTGTCGCCGATCACGACGTCAGTGCGGTAGAGCGCGCGCCAGACCTCTGCGGGTATCACGATCGCGTCGGACGCCGTCGACGGCACGCACAGGAACTCGCGCCGAAAGTCGACCTCGTCCATGACCTGCGCCATGCTGCGCACGAAGTCGAGGTCGACGCCGTTCGGCTGCCCCAGCGTCGGCATGACCGCGTGCCAGACGTCTTCGTCGTACGTGCTGAAGCCAGGCACGGTCGGATCGGCAGACCACTCGCACCAGGCCCGCTTCGAGTTCGGATCGTCGAGCGCCGTCAGCGCCTGCTCGCGCATTGCCTGCAGCAGCACTGAGTCTTCAGTGCCCGCGTTGCTGATCGTGACGAACTGCGAGCCAGGGCGCGCGGCGAGCGTCGGGCCCAGCGCGGCGAGCAGCGCCTGCGAGTGCGTCAGCGCCTCGTCGACGATCGCCAGGTCGAGCGACAGCCCGCGCGCGCCGTAGCGGTTAGGGGTAACGGGCCGATACCAGGAACCGTTCGCGAACGTCAGGCACTCACGCCCTGAGCCCCGCACGAGCCACTGCACCTCGCTGCCGAGAGGCGAGTCGACGATCAGGTCGACGTGCTCTTGCCATGACCGCACGGCGTTAATGCGATCCTGCGACGTGAAGGCGACGTGCTGGCGCGGGTAGTCGAGGCACTGCTGCGCGACGCGTGCCGCCGCCCATGCGGTCTTGCCCGACTGGCGGCTGACCAGCGCGCCGCAGTTGCGATAGTGCAGGCGCCCGTTCGACCCTTCCTGCAGGAACAGATCGCTGAGCAGCACTTGCCAGGCGTGCGGCTCGAAGCCGATCTGCCGCATGCGGTCGACGACACGGTTCCCGCGGGTGCGCCGCCCGCTAGCGACGTTCACCAGACGCGGCGCGGGCGGCGCAATCGTCACCATACGCGGGTGCCCTTCGGGCCACGGCGAAGCCGACGTGCCTGCGCGATCGCTTGCCCCTGGCGCGACTGGCACGGCTGGCAGGCAGGGATCAGCCGCCCTGACCACTGCAGCGGATCGGCGAAGGTCGAAAGCGGCGGATCGTGGTCGAGCGTCGTCGCTTTCGCCCTGAAGCAGAGTTCGCACACGGGATCGCCTCGAAGCAGCCGACGGCGCTCGCGCTGGTGCCGCTCGCCATAGCCGCGGGCGTGACGGTTGCGCTTGCGCGCGGTGCGCGGCGATTCGTGCACGTGGGAATCATGCCTGACTCTCGACCAGGCGTCGAGGCTGGGCGCACACAGTCACGGCGACGAAGGGCGGGGTGCGGGGTGAGGGTCAAGAAAACTGGGAGCGGGCGGCGGCGCCTCGACGCGCGTTTCGCGTTCGACCTCGACGCGTTTTCTGCAGCGTCGGGCGCCTCGCGCGCGCGCACGCGTAGTGTCCTGAGCATGGCTGTCTTAGTAGTAGTACCTGCTAGATGTGTGTTTCTTAGGGTGGCGGGCTTAGGTGCAGGTGCAACGGTCTTAGGTACACGCTGGGACAATGCACCTAGAACGGCTCTTCGCGGTGGCGGTAGCAGTAGCCGCTCGCGTCCGCGGTCAGGCGGCAGTCGAGGTCGCGGCACGGCATCGGCGGGGAGGGCGGGGTACCTAAGACCGCCACGTTTCCGCTAAGACCACTATCTCTGGGTATGGGCTGCACACCTGCGGACTTAGCGAGCCGCCACTGCCAGCGACCTTCAGCACCCAGCCCGCCGACGCGCTCAGCCTTCACGCCTGCGACGGTCTTAGCGCGCTCGACCCTGCGCCATGACAGGCCCGCGTCACGGGCCCGCTGCTGCACGGTCTTCGTGTCGACAGGCCCATCGCCCAGCAGGTCGAGCAGGAAGGCGACGGCGTCGTCGTGCTGAGTCGAGTCGCCGCCTGACTGCATCGCTGCTTCGAGGCTGACGCCGACGATGCCCTCGTCGAGGGCGAAGCGGGGTACTTCGCTCGTGCTGCCGTCGTCGCACTCGACGTCGACGATCTGCAGCGCGTACCGCTGGGCAGGGGCGGCTGCGGCGAGGTTGCCACGGGCGAAGATCAGCCCGCCGCCTTCGAGTTCGGGACGCTCGACGTCTTTCGTGAAGAGCAGGATCGACCTCGCCGCCGCGCTGAACGCTCGACTACCCATGATCGCGTCGAAGGGCGAGCCGCCCGCCCAGCCCTTGTTCAGGTGCCGCACGCCCGTCACGGCGAGCCCTCGCTGCTGCGCCAGGCGCACGAAAGGGCGCAGCGCGTTGCGCGTGACGCCTTCGCCGTGTTCGTTCATGGCGGGCACGTCGAGGTACATGCTCAGCGGGTCGAGCACGACGAGCCCCAGGTCGACGATCGTCGTCAGGTGCTCGACGGCGAAGAGTTCGGCGTCTGGGTCGGGATTCATCACGAGCACGCGCTGCAGGTCGGCGCCTGCCGCCACCATCCGCGGCACCAGCACGCTTTCGGCGTCGTCTTCGCCCGACACGTAGGCGACCGTCATCGGTCGGCCCTCGAAGTCGCCCGGCAGTTCGCCGCGCGTCGTGCGCGCGGCGAGCCAGATCAGCGCCGTCGACTTGCCCAACTTTTCGGGCCCTGCCGCGATGGTGAGCCCGCGTAGCGGTACGCGCCCTCGCCATAGCCAGGCGACACGCCTCGTCGCGACCTCGTCGCCCTGCACGAGCATCAGCCCACGGTCGCTTCCTGCGTCAGGGCTGCCGTTGCGCCGTTCCTGGTCGGCGTGCCACTGCTCTACCGCTTCGCGCTTCGTGACCATTCGCGTTCCATTTCGCCTCGACTGACTTCGAGCAGGCGCCCGTTGCACCTTCGGTCGGGCCCGTGCACGCCGCAGCACGAGCCGTGCACGGGATCGTCGGCAGCGCGGTCGTGCGCCTTCAGGTAGAGCCCGCACTGCGGGCAGACCAGCCAGCCCGACGGCATGTCGTCTTCAGGGCGCCACAGTGCCGTCAGGCGCCCCTGTAGCGCCGCCTCGTCGGCGCAGGGCGGGCAGGGCGGCACTCGTGCGCCGAAGACCGTGCGAGCGATTCCCAGGTCGACACGATCGACCCACGTGTAGCCGCAGTCGCCGCAGTGCAGCAGCGCGAAGCCAGGCCCGTGATCAGGGCGCGCGAAGCAGACCGCAACCGTCACGCCGCGTCGTCGTGTTCAGGTGTCGCCCTGCGACCGCGGGGCGGACGCGGCAGCAGGGCGACACGATCGTTCCACGACGGCGACGCAGGGCGGTCGTGCTCGTGCTCGTAGCGATGCAGCAGCCAGTCGCGATAGCAGGCGTATTCGAGCCCGCAGACGCGGCACCAGCCCGTCACGGCCCGAAGAGCGTCAACTGCCGCGGGTCGATCCCTGCCCGCAGTTTCGTCGTGCAGTCCCAGCAGCAGTGACGGTCGATCCATCGCTGCGCGAAGACCGCGTTAGTGCCGCCCTTCGTACGGTGCAGGGCCCAGCCGTCGGTATACGTCATCGTGCCAGGGGCGCCGATGCGCACGAGGTTGCCGCACGAACTGAAGTGCTCGCACTCGACCTCGCGCCCTGCCCAGTCCTTCGGCAGACGCGGCGCGCTCACTGGTCGTCGCCTTCGCGCTCCGCGAGCCGTCGCACGACCTCTGCGTTCACGGCGTCGGCGAACGCCTGCCCAGGCTGCGCCAGTTTCACGCCGTAGTGCCGATTCGTGCCCCGCAGCAGGTTCGGGTGCGGCGCGCCCAGGCGCGGAAGTTCGCCGCCGACGATCGTCGGCGTGCCGTCGCTGTCCAGGTGCACTTCGCGCGGGCCCTTCGACGTCGGCCGCGGTGGCGCAGGCGGCGCTTTGCGCAGCATCGTCAGCGAGATTTTTTCGTTCCGCGTCAGCGCGTCGCCCTTCGCGATCTTCGCTTCGAGCACGTCGAGGCGATCGCGGCGACGCACTTCGTTCGCCGCCTTCCTACCTGGGCGCTGGGCGACGATCCGCGTCACCTGCACGGGACGGCGCACGGTTATCTCGTCGATCGGCTTCGGCCATGCCTGGTCGAAACTCAGCAGCAGGTGCTGCGCAGGCGGCGGGGTGAGGTAGAGCAGCCGCAGCCCTCGCGCCTGGTCGGTGACGCGGATCGTGACCATGTCGACCGACACGCGCGACAGGTGCGGGTACTGCTCTTTGATCGCGTCGGCGATCAGGCAGGCGCCTGAGTTCGACTGCTTCGCCCGATCCCAGTTCGCCTGCGTGATCTTCACGCTGATCGGCTGCGTGTATTTCGAGCGGCCCATCAGAACGGCTCTTCAGGCGGCAGCGAACCGTTCACGTAGCCGACGTCGCGGAAGCCCGGCTGCAGGGTGATCGACCACTGCTTCGGCGGGTTGTGACCGCGGGTCTGGGTGACGCCGTCGCCCGTGTAGGTCACGTCGACGAGCGTGCCTGGCAGGTTCGCTTCGTTCACGTGCTGAGCACGTGCTGCCGCCGCGAACGGCGCCCGCATCGTCGACTGCACGTAGAGCGTGCGCACGTCGTCTTCGCCCCATTCGCCAGGGTTGACGGGCTCGCAGTTGAGCAGCGTCACCAGTTGCGGGGTGCCGTCGTCGAAGGTTCGCACCTTGCCGCTGGGTTCGGTCGCCTGCCGCTCTTTCGCCGACACGACGACGCCGCGGAACCGGTCGCCCGGCGTCTTAAAGGCGACAGCAGGGCCACCAGACTCGAACAGTTCCATGATCAGTTCCCCTTTCGGTCGAGCAGGTCGACGACCTGCGCGAAGTGCTTCGCCTCTTCGAGTGACAGCAGGGCCAGGGCGGCGCCGACGGGCACGTCGTCACTCGCCAGGTCGGGCGCCGCCGTGTGCAGCGCGGCCCGCACGACCTCGTCGTAGTTCTCGCCGATTTCGCACAGGCGCACGAGGGCGCGGGCGACCTCGAATCGCTTCACGGTCGGGCGCACGCTCAGGTTGAGCCGCGACGGGCTGACGTCGGCGACCATCGCGGAGCGCTTGACCAGCGTCACCCATTCCCGCGCTGCGGGGTCGAGCAGGGCGAAGCGGGCTTCGAGCGCCTGCAGCGTCACCTTGTCGAGGTCTTCCCCTTCGTCGGCGTCGTGCTGATCACGATTCGCCAGAATCGCCCGCACGGCCCGCCGCGGGTTGTCGGCCGTCGAGTGCTGCCCGTTGCCCGTTTCGTCGCTCTCAGGGCCCTGCAGGGCCCTCTCGTGCTCGTCTGAGCCCTGTCGGGCTGCGACGGCGTCGAGCGACGCCTGCAGTTGCGCTTCGAGGTCGTCGACGACGGGCTCGTACGGGCGGCGCAGGGCGCGCCAGTTGTTTCGGGCTTCGAGCATGTCGAGGGCCAGCCCGACGTAGTGCCAGCCCTTCACGAGGTCGATTTCCCAGAGGCTGCAGCGCCCTTCGCCTGCGGGTAGGTGAATGATCACGCCCGCCGTCAGGTCGAGCCCGTCGGGCATCGGCAGGCGCTCGTCGGTCGCCTGGTCGTACACGAACTGCCCGCGGGCGTACAGGGCGACCTGAGCGAGCATCTTCGCCCAGCCCCATTCGAGGTCGCCTGTGTCGTCGTCGCCGCGGCCCGTCTTCAGGTCGGCGACGAGCACTCGCCCGTCGGGCGCGATGCCGATGCGGTCAGGCGAGCCCGCGACGCCGATGCCGTCGAGCACGATCAGGTCTTCGATCACGAGCCACTGCCAGCCTTCGGTCGCGGCGCGGTAGGCGGCGACGTCGAGGTCGAAGGGCGGCGGCACGAATACGTCTTCCTCGCCGCGGTCGATCCGTTCGCAGAACCTGTGCAGCGCGGTGCCTAGGTTCGCCCGCTCGTGCGCCTTCGACGCCTCGACGGCTTCCTGCACTGTCTCGTCGATCGCCTTGTCGTCGATCGTCGGCGACTGCGAGGCGATCAGCGTGTAGAGGTCGAAGCGGTCGACGAGCCCGACGGCGACGCATCGCTGCAGCCAGCCTTCGAGCGCGTAACGGTTGTCCATGACGTTCGCGACGGTCGTGACGCGGCGGTACGGCACGCGTTCGCCGCCGCCTGGCGGCACGATCAGCGGGCGCCCCCAGCGGTCGCGCGGCACCTTCGCCTGACGGGCGTCGAGCAGTTTCATGCTGCCGCCCTTCGGTCGGTCAGGTCGGTCGTCGTCAGCACCCAGTCATTCGTTCGCCGCGACCAGGCCCAGCCGTGCACGTGCACTTCCCAGCCCGCGGCGAGCACGCGGCCGAAGTGCGGCGAGGCGAGCACCTTCGCCACGCGCTTCGACTGATTCGAGGTCGTCGTCGTCTGCACGGCGAGCGTGCGCCCAGGCTTCAGGGCGAGCAGGTCGACGAAGCCGAAGAGGTCGCGCGTCGTGTACGAGTGCCGCAGGTTCTGCTCGACGAGGGCGACGAGCCAGCCGTCGCGTTCGAGTTCGGCGATCGACAGGCCCGTCGGGCTGACGCTCACGACGCCTTCGCCTCGCGCTCGCTGACGAGCATGTCGCGAACTTCGAGGGCGAAGGCTGAGGTCGGGATGCCGCCGACGGGCTGCGCGAGGGCGCGGGCCACGGCGGCGGCGACGTGCTCGTCGTAGTACCGCCGATCGGCGACGTCGGCGAGGTCAGGCACGCGCTTCGGCTTCGTCATGGTGCGCCCCTTCAGGCTGCGGCGGCGATGGTGCGACGGCTCGCCCCTGACGGGCGGGCGTCGAGCAGGTCGAGCAGGGCCAGGAACTGCGCAGGGTCGACGACGACGTACTCGCCGCGCTCGCCCCGCTCGTACCTAGACCACGCCGACTGCGTGAGCCCCAGCACGGCGCCGACGGCTTCGCCCGTCACGTCGCGCTGCAGCCTGAGCACTCGCAGGTCGTCGATCCGCACGCGCCAGCGCGGGCAGGGCTCGACGTTCAGGGGTACACGGGCCAGGGCCACGCCGACGACGATCGCGCTGATTCGTGATCGTGTGAAGAGCGAGGGCCCGCGCGGGGTGCCATGTTGCAGGGCACGCTGCCGCGGCCATGACGGCCCGCATAGATCAGGGTCTTTTCATGGGCAACCGTCGTCGCCTAGGGTCGCGCGCCAACCGAAACAATCCCCAGGCGACGGGGCGACAGCATGACGAAGCACGACCGTACGACGAAGGAACTGCGCCGCATGAAGCGGCTCGAAGAGCGATGGGACCGATTACTCGCCGTCGCTGCTGTCGACGCCCTCGTCAGGGCCCAGGCGGCAGCCCTAGTGCCCTCTCCATATCCGCCATCCGATCTTCCCAGTGGCGCCGCAACTCACGAAGGGCGCGGGCGTGACGGCGATCCTGGCGGTCGAGGGCCCGCTTGACCTCGACCATGATCAGTGCGTGCTGACCTTCGACGAGCAGATCGACCGCTGCCTGCATCGCGGGCGATAGCACGGCGACGGGCTGCCAGCGTTCGAGGGCGGCGCGCAACTCGTCAGGCGTGACGCCCAGCCAGTCGGCGAGTCGACGAATCGTGTCAGCCGATTCGGGCTGCGCCAGACCGTTTCGCCACTTCGACAGGATCGACTGACTGCAGCCGATCTGCTGAGCGATCGCACGCTGCGACTTTCCAGACTCGTCGATAGCAGCGCGCAGCACTGCTGCGAGCGAGTCGAACTCTTCGAGTCTGCCCTTGCCACGCCGCCGCTTCGTCATTGCGCTCGCCCTCGCTAGTTGTCGGTTAGTTGCAGACTGCAGTTGTACCGCATGACTGCTGTCATATGCCATGATTCCTCGCACTGTGATCAGCCCGTGAGACGCGAAACGAAAGGCGACTACATGACCGCTTCGAGTGACGAACTGAAGGCGCGGCGGCTAGCGAGGCTCGAAGGGCTGACGGTCAGCCCGCCGCCCGTCGACCTCGAAGGGCTGACGTGTCTCGACCTGGGCCATCGCTGGTACCAGACCGAACTAGGGCGCCAGCACGACGGCGTGCTGCGAGGGCTGCCTGCCCGTGTCTGCGTTTGCGGGGTCTGCGACTGCACGCGGATCGACGTGCTCACGTGGGCAGGCGCCGTCGTGTCGCGCTGGTACGTGCACGACCCTGCGTGGCTCGAAGCGATGCGCACGCTCGACCCAGACGACCACTGGGCCCGACGAGGCGAGTACCGCCGTCGGCTGCTCGCCGCCGAATCCGATTCACCAGACAGCAGAAAGCGAGCAGCCCGTGACAAGCGTGCGAACCGTGCTTCGTGAGTACCTAGCAACTGTCGGTCAGCCGAAGCCCTCACACGGGCGACCGAATGGCTTCGTGCCCCATCGCGACGAGCGACTGCGCCTCGTCGAAGAGCGACTGCAGTCGCCCGAACTGTCGGCACTCGAACGGCTCGACCTCGTGCAGCGACGAATCACACTGCAGGCAGCGACAGGTCAGCGAAACGGCGAGCACGCCGACGCCCTCGAAGCAGCCTTCGTCGAGGTCGCCGCCGCCTATGGCGAGCAGCGCGGCATCAGTTACGCCGCCTGGCGAGCCGTCGGCGTGCCTGCCGCAGTGCTGAAGCGTGCCAGCATCAGCCCGTGACGGTCTGGGCACCTTCGCCGATCGTCGAGTTTCCGACCCATCGCGACGCCGACGGCCCGCTGGGACGAAACGACGGGCCCGTCTGCGGCGCCTCGACGGCAGGGCTGTACCTGCTGACGCGCCTCGACTGGGACGACGTGCCCGACGAGTACCGCTGCTCGTCGTGCTCGCGGTGGCGAGTTCGTGTGCGAGTCGGCACGTGAAGATCGACCAGCCGACCGTGCCGCCCTATGCCGACTGCAGCGGCGAGTCGCCCGTCGATCCCTGCGTCACGCCTCAGCCCTGACGCGCAGCAGCCCGCCTGCGACGAGGGCGGGCGGGCTGCTACTGGCTAACGGACCCTGGCGGGCACCGCTGCGGGCAGATTAGGTCACGGGATCGTGATCAGCACGCGGGCGGGGTCGAAGGTGCGCCTGACCTCGCGCACGGGCCCGACGTCGATCCTGACAGGGATGCGCCGCAGGATGCGCCGCCGCTGCTCGAAGGTGAGCCGCGGCCACGCCTTCGACAGGGCGCCCGGCGTCGTCAGGAAGCGTTCGAGTTCACGGTCGACCGAAGCCCGAACGGTCAGTGACCGTTCGAGGTCGTGCCGCTTCGCCGCCAGGTCGGCCGACAGGTCGCGGTACTGCTTCATGCGAATGTCGCCCGCCTTGTAGCCCGCGGTCAGTTCGGCTTCGTCTTCGTCGAGGGCTTCGAGCCGACGGGCGATCAGCGCGTTCGAGGCTGCGTCGCCGCCCGTGTCGAGGATCGTGCGCTCGTCGGCGACGCCCAGCACGACGTCGACGACGAAGGCTTCGAGCCCTGCCGCGTCGACCGTGATCGACTGGGCGCCCTTCACGAAGGCGTTACCGACCGTCGCGTAGGTGCGCCGCCCGCCTTCGCGGGCGTGTGCCATCAGCACGCGGTCAGTGCCGACGATCGTGCCGTCAGCGTCGTAGGTCGCCGCGTGCACGAGCCCAGTCAGCAGGTACTCACGCGTCGGCCCAGGGCGGCGATGGGCCCGCCGCGGGTCGTCGAGGATCGCCTGCACTCGCAGCCACTGGTCGTGCGGCACGATGGCGGTCCAGTTGCCCTTGCCCAGATCGGCGCCCGCCTTCGTCGTGACTCGCCCAGCGATGGCGCCCGTTCGCATCAGGCGCCGCAGGGTCTGCCGTGTCCACGCGATCCCGCGCACGGTCTTCACGCCGCGGGCGTTCAGGTCGAGCACGATGCGGTTGAGCGACCAGCCCTCGCCCAGGATGCGGTCGACCATCCATGCGACCTCGACGGCTTCGTCGGGCTGCACGACGAGCGTGCCCGCCGACGCGTCAGCCTTGCCGCCTTCGAGCGCCATGCGCCCGTTGCGGTAGCCGTAGGGTGCGGGCCCGCCGCGCCAGTAGCCGTCGGCTGCCAGTTCGACGTTCTTCGACTTTTGCCGCATGCCCTTTTGCTCCATCTCGTACTGCGCCGTCGCGCCGACGACGCGGGCCATCATCCGACCAGCGGGCGTCGACAGGTCGTAGCCGCCGCCCGTCACGCTCGCTAACTCGAAGTCGCCCGCCTTGCCCTCCGCGAGCGCGGCTTCGAGTCGGGCGATCACACCTTCGAGTTGATCGTTGCGCCGCACGAAGCGGTCTGGGTGGTACACGACGACGACGACCGCTTCGCCCGCGGCGATGGCGGCGAGCGTCGAGTCGAAGCCAGGGCGGCGCACGTTGCGCTTGTACGCCGACGTGTCGACGTCGCGGTACACGGCGACGACGTCGAAGCCGCGCTGGGCGCACAGGTCGCGCGCCTCGCGCTCTTGACGGTCGTTCCCCAGTTCGAGCCCTTGTCGGTCTTTGCTTATCCGCGTGTAGATCACCGCGGGCTTACGCGCCGCAGCGCCCGCCGTAGCGGGCGCCTCGTGCAGGTTGCGGGCGGCGGTCACTTCGACGCCTCGTCGAGCACTTCGAGCGTCGACAGGTCCATGATCACGAGCCGCACGTGATCGTTGCGGTCTGGGTTCGTCCAGACGTAGGCAGCCCAGCCGTCAAGGATGCGGTCGAGCGTGCCCGTGCGGCGGCGATGGGTGCCCAGCGGGTAGCCCCGCACCTGCTGCCCAGGCTGCGCCTCAGCGCCCGCCGTAGCGGGCGCCTCGTGCGAGTTGCGGTCGGCGGCGGTCATCGCAGACCCTGAGCGCGAGCGGCGGCGAGCGCCTGAGCGAGGTCGTCGACGGGCGTCAGGCGCACGGCGGCGCCTTCCCAGTCGCGGCCATAGATCGTGTCGACGTACACGCTCACGACGGCGACGTACACGTAGCGCACGACGCAGCCGTCGGCGATCGCGAATCGCTGCGCCGCCTTGCGCCAGGCAGGGTTAGCGCCCGCCCGCTGGTAATCGTGGGATGGGATACGGGTCGTCGGCGCGAGGTCGTACACGACGAGGTCTTCGGTAGTGGGTTCGTTAGCCATAGCCGACAGGCTATCAGGTCAGCGTGATAGTTGCAGCACTCTCTCGCCGAGGATAGTGACAGGAATATCACAGGCACTAGCAGGGCTTTCGTTCTGACGGGCTCGAGCCGCCGACCGTCGAGCCCGCCAGACGCCTCGACCGTAGACCCTGCGTCATGGCAGCGGCTACCTTTCGGGCATGGCGGTACGACCCTTCGCAGCCCTCGCAGCAGCCCTCGCCCTCGTCGCTGCCTGTGCGCCGCCAGGCGGGCCCTCGCCGATCACAGGGGCGACCGACGTGCGGTACGAACTGCGAGGCTTCGTGCTCGACGTGCCGCCCGGCGTGCCATCCTGCGACCTTGTGATTCGCTTCGACCTTCACCTTGTCGACGATTCCGACGTGCTCGTCGAGTCGAGCGCCTACACGGTCGGCGCCTGCGTCCTGCCTGAGTTCCTTATCGACGCCTTCGTGCTCTGCCAGACGCCGAACTCGCCCGCCCTCGACGGCGACTGCGGCGAAGCCGACGTGCCCGCTGGGTTGGCACCTGGGCGCACGCTGCTGCCGTTCACGACGTCGCCCGATTTCGGGCACCTGCTGTACGGCGCGCTCGTCGTCTTTAACGGGCACTCGTCGTCGACCTCGAAGGCGTCCCACCAGATTCGCGTCGCCCTCAGCGGGCAGGCGTACTTTCAGGTCGGCTCGCCGAACTGATCATGCGCCGCTTCGTCTGGGCTGAAGATCACGCCCTCGACTGGTCGCGCGACCCTGTGCCCGCCCGCCTGCTCGCCCGCCTGGTCGAGCGTCAGGGCTTGCCCGTCGAGGCGATCCGCGAAGATCGGACGCTCGACCCTGTCGTGCTCGCCCGTCTGGGATGGCGCCTCGACGGCACGACGCTCGAAAGTCCGCGCCGCTGAGGTCGAGCCGAACTACGGTCGGTCTTCCCCTGCGTCACTGCCCGCTGCTACCCCTGCAGACCGTTGTCGGTCGGATCGGCGGCGGGCAGCGGCGCGCTGCTCTTCGAGTCGGCAGCGCGGGCAGCCCTCGACGTCGCGGTGGAACTCAGTACCCAGCGGCATGAAGCAGCAGCGGCATACGTCGCGTGTCATCGCCGCTGCCGCGGATCGGGCGGCGCCCAGTAGGGCCACACGCGCCAGATCAGCCGACGCAGCCAGGTCACGGCTCGACCTCTGCGACGCCTTCGATTCGCAGGTCGTTCGCCGCCGCCTTCGTCAGCCCGTCAGCCTTGTGCACGAAGGCGAGCAGCACGGCCCGCAGGTCTGAGTCATCGCGCTGGGCGACGACGTCGACGACACGCCCGTCGCTGAGCAGGAATCGGTACCGCTTCGCGGGCCAGGTGACGACGACGACGCCGTCGCGCTCTTCGACGAAGGCGGCATCTTCACGCTTCGGCTTCGCGCGCTCAGCCATCGGCGTCGCCCTGGTCGAGCGCGAGGGCATAGGCGCACGCTTCGCAGGCGCCCTCGCAGGCTTCACGATGCGTCATGCGGCGGTCGCAGTACGGGCAGCGCGGGTCGCTGTCGAGGGCGAGCCGTGTGCGCTTCACTGGACGGCGACCGTGACCGTGACGCGCAGCACGGTCGGCGGCTCAGCCGTCGTCGCCCAGCGGCGCATTACCCGCGTGCCGACGTAGACCATGACCTGTCGGCCCAGCAGGTCGAGCGCGTCGGCGCTGAACGACACGCCCTCTTCAGGGCGGCGCTCGACCTCGAAGTCAAGCGAGTCGCCGTCGACGGCGAGCATCGCCTGCCAGATCGCTTCATTCGGCGAGGTCGTCATCGTGTCGCCACCAGCAGCACGAGCCACACGGCGACGTACCCCGCGACGAGCAGGGCGACGCCGACGGCGAGCGCGTGCGCCAGGTCGTGCGGACTGCCGTTAGCCATGCCCGCGACCGTACGCCGATTCCCGCGATCAGGAAAGCCCCAGGTCGTTTGCCCGCACTCTGGTACCGCAGCGAGCCGTTTCGTCGCTCTCAGGGCCACACAGGGCCCCATCGCGCCGCTAGGGGCGCATCCCTCGCAGCACACTGAGCAGATTCACGAGGGCGATCACGCCGACCTCGACGACGAGCCACCATCCCTGCGTTTGCGTCATGGCATTACCCCTTCAGGTTGAGCGGTCACCAGCAGTTCGACGTCGGCACTGAGCGACGTCTGCAGCACGAGCGGCGCGACGTAGCCAGGAAGGCGCAGGCGGCTGACGATCTTCGAGCCCGTGACGGCGTAGCACTGCTCGAAGGCGCAGACCCTGTCGCCGACGCGGAACTCGACCAGGCGGGCGAAGACTGCGCCGTGCGACGTGCGATGCCCAGCCAGCCAGACGCCCGGCAGCGAAGCGATCCGCACGACGTAGCCCTCGTCGATCTGCGCCTGCCCGCCCGTCACGATCTGCTCGTGCAGGCCCAGTCGGTCGTAGTCGAGGCGCGTCGAGCCCGCCCGTGACGTGCAGCCCGCCAGGGCCAGCACGAGGGCGACGACGGCTAGGGCGCGGTCTGCGACCACGCGTCGAAGCCCTGACGGTCGAAGACGTAGCGGGCGGCTTCGAGGTTGACGTCGCCGCGCAGCAGATCGTCGGCCGTGCAGGCGATCCCTGCAGGGCACAGGGCGGCGAGCCAGAACGGCATTATCTGCACGAGCCCCAGCGCGCCGCTCGACGAGTTCACGGCTTCAGGGTCGCAGCGCGACTCGCGCCAGGCGATCACGTCGAACTCAGGCGGCAGCCCGTAAGCGATGATCCCGCCCGCCGCGTTCGGGCACCAGGCGCCCGCCGCTTCGGCTTCCTGGGCGCGCTCGACCCAGAACTGCACTTCGTCAGGCGTGCACGCCGCCAGGGCGACGACAGCGACGAGGGCGGCGAGGCTAAGGCGCAGGCGTGTCATCAGTCGGCGGCACGGCGGCGCGCTCGCGGCGCAGGCGGGCGATCAGCGAGGCTGCGATCGCGACGAAGGCGATCGCCATCGCGGCGCGCAGCCAGTCGTCGAGCGTCCCAGCCAGCGCGGCGATCACTGCGAGCGCCAGGAAGGCGACGATCAGCAGCCAGTCGGGCCATGCCCGCAGCCAGGACATGACGACGCCGACCGTTTTGCCCTCGACGGTCGTGACACGTTCGGGCATGGCTTAGCGCCATCCTGGCGGCTTCGGCCCGCCGACCCAGTAGCGGTCGATCATGTCCTGAATCTCCGCGGCGCCGAAGTTGCGCAGCGCCTTGCCGTTCGAGTCGAGGGCGAGCGCGCCCGTGACGTGCCCGACGGCGATCTGCCCGTCGCTCGTCAGCCAGCCGATCGCGCAGCCAGGCTGCCAGGCGAACGTCGCGAACTGCTGCTCTGCAGTGCCGTCGGCACTCTGAATCGCTACTGCCATGTCGATAGCCCTTTCCTTCGGCGGCGGCTGCCCGCCTGCCGATCCGATGACTGACTCACGAAACGCGTTCATGTCCCACGATCCGCCGCCAGGCGCCCACTGCGACGGGCCCGCAGGATCGACCTTTCGCCCTGGCGCCCACTCGAAATGCGCCCGGCAGTGCTGCAGCCCGTAGTGATCGCCCAGGGCCCGCACGAGGCGCACGTACGCGTCTTGCTGCGCCTGCGGCCACGGCTCGCCCGTGCCGTTGTTGCCCGCTTCGATCCCGACGGCGTACGTGTTCATGCTGTCCTTCGGGACGTTGTCGATCGGCCCGCCGCTGCCGTTCGTGTTCGTCGCCCCTGCGGCGCAGACCCAGACGTGCCCAGCGCGCGACAGGTACAGGTTGCAGACAGGTCGGTTCTCGCTGGAAAAGGTGCAGTAGTTCGCGTCGCCCCAGCCGTCAGCCGACGCGCCCGACGCCGTGTGATGCACCATGACGTGAGTCGGTCGCCCGCTCGCGTAGCCGCCCGACGAGCGCGCCCGCTGCTGCCACTGCGGGCCGACCTGCGAGGGCGAGCCGCCGACCTCAGTGACGACGAGCCCCGCGCCGCGGCACACGTCGGCGAGGTCGGTCAGGTAGCGCCCGCTCATCGGATCACCTGCAGTCGTGCGATCAGCGCGTCGACCTCGTGCCGCAGACGATGGCGCACGCGTTCGCGCAGGGCGACGAGGATCGCCAGGGCGAGCAGCACGCGCACGACAGTTCGGTCGTCGCGGTCGTGTTCGAGGTCGGCGACGACACGCTCGAAGACGTCGATCTGCGCGTGCGGATCGTCTTCGAGGTCGTAGCCGTCTTCAGGGTCGTCGTCAGGAAACGTCGGGTTGCTCACGTCGGCTGTACCCCTTCCGCGAGTTCTGCCTGCACGGCGCTCAGGATCATGGAATCGGTCACGACCGCTTCGTCGCCGCCAGGGTTGGCACTGCCGCCCGCGACCGCCGACGCGTAGGCGGCTTCGATATCGCTCTTCGCGCTGACGCCCCAGATAATCCGATACATCGCAGACTGCGGCGCCTCTTCGTTCTCGCCTGCGCACGCCGCGGTGACGCGCCCCTGAAACGCCTGGTCGTTCGCGCAGCGGTTGATCGTGTTGTACGACATGGGCCCTCCTAGGTCATCCGAATCGCTTGCCACAGGACGCGCCCGCTGAAGTAGCAGTTCGCCGCGTTGAAGTTGATCCCGTTGCGGCGCAACTTCGCGTTTGGGTTCTGCCCTGCGGGCACCGGGTAGAAGGCGCTGAAGGGCACGCGCACGTTGTACGAGCCATTCGCGAACATCTGCCCGACCGTGTCCACGACCGAGTTCGTGCCGATGTTGAACAGGTCGCCGCTCGCCGCCGTGTTCTGCTGACCGAAGCCGAAGGTAAGAACCGCGTCGACCTTCACGTCGACCTGATAGGGGAACGACGCGGGCATGCCCGTCGATACGACGTCGATCACGCCGCCCGCGTTCGACGAGCCCAGGTCGACGAAGGCGCTGCCATGATGCACGTCGACGTAGCCCGCGAAGTTTTCCCACTGGGCTGACGTGCCGTTGTAGCGCAGCAGTTGACTCGCGGCAGGCGCAGGCGCGGTGACGTCGATCAGGTCGTCGAGGCGCATCGTCGTCGCCCCTGCGCCAGGGTCGCCCCTGTCGCCCTTCGGCCCGCCCACCGCGGACACGGCCAGGTTCGAGCGCGCGTCGACCGTGTTCGCGCCCGACGACGAAACCTGCACGGTCAGCAGATCGTTCGCCTGCAGATTGAACTCGCCGACTGCCGTGTTCAGCGCGAAGCCGCCGCCCGCGTAGTTGCCGCCGACGTGATCGAACTTGCTGACGACGGTCGCGCCGCGGGTCTGCACGATCGACAAAATCACCCATTGCGCCGCGGTGCCGTTGCAGGTGACCGCCGCGGCGACGTGATACACGCCCGCACGGTCGCACTGCAGCCGTGTCGTGCCGCTCTTCGTGAAGCCTGACGACAGCGTCACGCCGCCGATCGGCAGTTCGTAGATCGTGCTCGCCGCCATCGTCAGCGGGCCCAGCGGCGCCGCGAAGTAGCCGCCCGTCGACGCGCTGCCCGACGTGAACTCGACCCAGGCGCCCGTGCGCGACCGCATCAGTTTCTGCGTGTCGTGCACGAAGGCGAAGACGTCGTCGTTAGCGGGCGCGTTCGGCAGCGCCGACGCGTTCGGGACGGTCAGCACGTACGAGCCGTCCTGCACCCAGGCGCCGTCTTTGCGGCGAGCGATCACGCCCGGCGTCGTCGTCATGCTGGGTTGTAGACAGGCGTTTGCCCTGTCACCTGGCGAACGTGAATCTGGAACTCGCGCAACTTGTACCAGCCCGGCGAGCCCTGCCCAGCCGAGTACGACATTTGCAGGTGCTTCAGTTGCACGCCGTCGTGCGCGTTGTTCACTTCGTTCGGCCCGACCGCCATCGCGCCGCCGCTCGCGACGACGGCGCCCTGCTGCTGCGCCGCGAGCCCGTCGGCGTAGGCGTTCCACCTGAAGGTTCCTGGGTAGCCCCACCAGCCCGTTACGTCGTACACGTAGTCGACGAAGAGCCCGACACTGAAGACGATCCATCGGTCGCCCTGCTGCGAGTACGGGCCCGTGTTCAGGTTGAGGTCGAGCGCGTACAGGTGCGAGTTCGCGCCCGACGCCCAGTTGTCGTTCGTGAAGAGCACGCCCGACGACTCGTAGCCGATGCCCGCCGCTGACCAGTCTTCGGCGCCGTAGCCGATCGTTCGATCCTGGTGCGTCGTCACCCAGTACGCGACCTGCGGCAGGGTCGTGAAACTGACCGCTGCGGCAGGGCCCGCGCCGCCCGCGTTCACGCCCCGCACGTAGAGCGTGTAACCGGTCTGCTGCGTCAGGCCCGCCCAGCCCCAGGACAGCACGGCGCCGACGTTGCCGAAACTCGTGCCGTCGCCTGACACTTCGTAGCGCGTTGCCCCTGGCGCGGCGTCCCAGGCGAAGTCGGCTGACGAGTAGCCGACGCGGGTCACGCGGAAGTTCGTAGGCGCAGGCGGCGCCGCGGGCGGCGGCTGCGGCGACGTGCGCCCAGTCGTCGACACGGGCGTCGAGTCGAGCCCGCCTGTGTCACGAGCGACGACCGTGATCGACACGGCAATGTCGGCGGCGAGCGCGCTCACGTGCGCGGTCGTGCCTGTAACCGTGACCGTGCCGACCGAAGCCGTCACGACGTACGAGGCGAAGTCGGCGGGCGGGCTCGCGTAGTCCCAGGCGACGTCGATCGTCGAGGGCGAGACCTGTGTCACGCGCAGGTTCGTCACGGGCGGCGGCGCCTGATTCTGAACGGTGCACGTCTTCGGCGCCGATGCGGGCCCGTCGCCGCCTGAGTTCAGCCCGCGCACTGTGATCGTGTGCGCGCCCTGGGCCAGCGTCAGCGTCAGCGTGAGCGTCGTCACCTGGGCGACGTCGGCGCCGTCGACCGTGACGCGGTACGCGGTGGCGGTATTGACGGCAGTCCATGACACGGGCACGGTCGGCGTCGCGCTCGTCGCCGCGACCGTGACGACAGGCACCTGCGAGGGCGGCACGATCGACGCCTCAGTGACGTTTGTGCGCGTCACGACCCATAGGTCGCCGTTCGCGCCGCCGACAGGATCAGTCGGGCCGACGAAGAGTTGCCCGACGTTCAGCACGTCGAGCAGGTCAGTGGCGAAGACCTCTTCACTGCCGCCAGGCTTCGGCTGCGTCCAGATCAGCGTGCCGTCGCCTGCGACCTGCAGCACGGCGCCCGCCTGCTTACCGTCGGCGAGCGGGATCGTGCCGCGCAGGTTCCACACGAGGGCGCCGTCGCCGCCGATCTGCAGCACGCGGCCCGACATGCGCTGGTCGAAGTACGGCAGTTCAGCCTTCGACCGTTCGGGCGGCGGATCAGGCTCAGGGCCCGCCTGCGTACCGTCGGCGTACAGGCTGAGGTCTTCGCCCAGCAGCAGTCGGCTCACGTCACGTGCTGACTTCGAGGTCGGTCACGCGACGGTTTGTGTCGGCGGCGGTCGCTTCGATCGCGCTCAGCCGCTGGTCAGTGTTCGGCGCGAGCGGCGACTGCCCAGGCACAGGGTTGCCGCCCGCGGCGAGCACGTCGGGCGGCACGTCCCACGGCGCGCCAGGTGTCCCTTCGGGCGGTACAGGTATGTCGCTCACGCGGCGCCCCCTCCTAGTTCGACGATCGACAGTGACGGATTGCACGACACGACGTCGGGCAGCCCTGGGTACGCGGCGCCTCGCCACACGAACTCAGCCGACGGTTCGTTTTCTGCCATCGGGCCGATGATGCTGAAGCCCGACATTTCGCTGCTGCTGTACACGCCCGCCGCCCAGCCCTGCCCCGCTTCGCGAATCCAGCCTGTCGGCAGCAGAGTGCTGATCGCGTAGCCAGGATTCGCGGCGCGCTGAATGAAGACCTCGCCGTGCCACAGGCCCAGGTTGCCCGACTGCGTGTAGATCGTGCACTGCCAGGCGAAGCCGTACGAGCGCCCGTAGCGCACTTCGCCTGGCAACTTCGCAATGTTCGTGATGGCGCCCGACGTCGGCATCGTGATCAGGCCCGTGTTCGGTGGGTGCGCGTTGGGCCAGTGCGCGATGGCGCCTCGTGCCGCGACAGGCCACCAGATCGGCGCGCCGCCGCCGTCGAAGTTGACGACCTCGTAGAGCGCGCGCACGTCTTCGGCGTAGGCGAGGCTGCCGCGGATCGGCGCCCAGCCTGAGTACGTGCCCGACCGCAGTTCGGCGAGCGTCGCGAAGACCTGCACGACACGGTCGTTCCACTGGGCGCCCAGCGACGACGCGATGACTTCGCGGCTGATCGGGTCTTTGACGGCGCTCACGCTGCGACCTCCGCGAAGTGCTTCGCCCGCACGCCCAGGTCGCTGACCTCACTCACGGCGTCGGTCGTCGAATAGGTGACGATCCACGTGCCGTAATGCAGCCCGTTCACGACTTCGAGCGGGGTGATCCGATACTGCGCGCCGTCGATCAGGCATTCCATGTCGACCGTGTTCGTCTGCGTGCGGCGCAGCACGCGCACGTGATCCTGCAGGCGCAGGCCCAGCACGGTCGCCCACAGTCGGTCGTCGAGTTCAGGGCGCACTTCGAGCCGTCGCACGCTCACGAACTTTTCGGCGTACGTGTTCAGGTAGTGCGTCGCGAGCGCGTCGGCTTCAGCCTGCGTCGTGAAGCGAAGATCGGTCAACTGCAGCACCTGGCGGCGACGGTTCGAGGCGCGCCCGTCGACCTGCGTCGAGCCGCACTGGGCCCAGGCGTCAGGGATCACGTTCCCCGCGTCGTCGCGCTCGTGCGGCGCGTCGGCATTCGCGACGACGACGATGTTCGCCGCGCCCGTGCCGTCGTAGTCCCATTCGAGGTCGGTGTACGGCAGTTCGTTCGACTGCGGGGTGCCGCACCAGTCGCCGAAGAGCGGCACTGTGCCCTGCGCAGGTCGAGGCGCACGGCCCTGCTCGTGCGACGGCGCCGACGCGATCGACGACCAGCGCCCACGGTTCAGGTACACGAAGGCGCCGTCGCCGTCGAGGAAGGCGATCCCGCCGTCGCTGCGCGTCGTGCGCAGGATTTCGTCGGCGACGCTCGTGCGCCGCAGCGTCAGCCCGCGCTCGACGCTGCCCCAGGCAGACGAGCCCAGCAGGCGCACACTGCCAGGCTGCAGATAGATCGGGTACTGATCTTCGTCCCAGCCCGCCCGCATGCGCACGAGGCGCCACAGGCGCTCGCCGACCTGCTCGCCCATCGCGCCAGGCGTCCATTCGACGTCGCTGCCCTGCTGCACGAGGTCAGACCAGCCGTCGGTACAGGTCACGAGCACGCTGTCGTCGGTCTTCGTCCAGCGTTGCACCCAGGCTTCGACCCAGCCGCGGAAGAGCGTCACCTGCGGCACGACGTCGTTGCCCGCGATGACGCGCAACTGCACGCCGTTCGTCAGGGCGGGCTCGAAGTTGCCGTCGCCCGTGTCGACGAACTCAGACCACTGCCCGTCGCGGTTGTCGAGTTCGAGCATCAGCACGCCCGTTTCGCTGCCGCCCGCGACGGTCGTGCCCTGCGAGCCGCGGCGCAGGTCGAGCCCGCGCACGTCGCACACGATGCTGAGCCATTCGACGTTCGGCGTCGGGTAGCCCGCGTCCCAGTGCCCTTCGTCCCAGAGCGCGCGGTCCCAGCCTTCATTCGGCAGCGCGCTGTACCGCCACAACTGCACGTCGACCCAGGCGGCGGTCATCCTGTCCACACGCCCGCGTTAAGCAGCGAACCGTTACGCCGCGACCAGCGATGCAGCGCGGCGACCGTGCGCGACTCGTCGGCGCCGACAGGCAGGTTCACCTGCACCTGCACGGGCACGGTCGCGACCATCGGCGCCGCGAGGGCGATCGGCATGCCCGCCTGCGCCGCGACCATCGTCGACGGCGCCGCGCTCGCCGCCGTGCCCGTCACGACGGGCTTACCGCCCGGCAGAAAACTGAGCGTGTTCTGCAGCACGGTCTTCACCAGGATTTCGGCCCGCCGCGTCTTCGCCAGTGCGTCAAGTTGGCTCTCGGCTGAGTCAAGCGAGCCCTGGTCGATCTTCGCCAGAATGTCGGTCACCTGCTCAGGCGGCAGGCCCAGCACTTCGCGCGCGTAGTCGGCGACGGCGAGTTTCGTGTCGACGATCGCCTGGCGCGCGTCGCGGGTCTTCCCCTTCGCGTCGTCGGCGCCCTTCGACGCCGCGTCCCAGGCTTTCGTCGCCGCGTCGCGCGCCTGGTCGAACTGGTCGGCGACACGCAGGTCGGACTGCTCGCCCTTGATCTTCCCCATGACCGCATCCCAGGCGTCGCCGATCGCGCGCACCTTGATCGACGCGTCGTCGGCTTCGTCGCCGACGTCGGTCAGCGCCTGCTTTTGCGCGTCGCCCGAATCCTTCGACTTGCCCGTGATCGCATCCCAGGCTTGCCCCAGGAAGCCCAGCCCGCCCGTGAAGAGCGAAAAGCCGCCCGTGACCTCTTGCAACTTCGCGTCGAGGTCGGTCACGCCGCCGACGATCTGCCCTATCAGTTCGAGGGCGGGCGCGAGCCCTGCGCCGACCTCGCCGACGGTTAGTACGACGTTGTCCCAGGCATCCTTCAGCGAGTCGACGGCGTCGCGCAGGCGCTCAGCCTTCGCCTGCTCTTCCTCGTCGATCACCTTCGAGTCGCTGACGTCGGCGAGCCGCTGCCGAATCTCGTCGACCGACAGGCTGAAGAGTTGCGCGCCGCCGACGGCGCCCTTGCCGAAGATTTCCTTCATGGCCGCGGCGCGCTTCGCAGGGTCGAGTTTGTTCAGCGCTTCGATCACGTTCAGGATCGTCGCGTTCATGTCGACCGTGCCGTCTTTCGCGCGCACGACCTCCGCGCCGTACTTCGCGAGCGAGTCGGGCGACTTTTCCGCGGTGGTCGCGAGTTTGTTAAAGGCGACCGTGAGCGTGTCGACGCCTACGCCTACGTCGCCGCCGACTTCGGCCCAGCGTGACGCCTCGTCGACTGCAAGGCCCGTCGCCGCAGCGAACTTAGAACTGCTCAGGGCGAGCGCCTCGAACGCCTGCGTGCTCTTCACCAGGAAGCCGACCGCCGCCGCGCCCGCCGCCGCCCACACCTGCGGGCCGACGCTCGACAGCACGCCGCCGACGCCCGCGCTCGCCGCCTTCAGTTTCCCCATCGCGCCTTCGGCGCCCGCTACGTCAGCCTTCAGTTTCGCGAAGGGCGAGTCGCCGCCCTGGCGCCGCTCGACGAAGTCGATGATGACCTGAACGCGTTCGGTGAAGGTCGCCACTAGCCGACGACCCTTCGCAGTTCGCGGGCGATCGCCGCGTCGACGTTCGCTGCCGCCCGCCGTTCGATATCGCGCTCACTGTCGCCGAAGGTGCCCAGCCCTCGCGACGGCCCGTAGTGACTGAAGGCGACGTATCCGCCGTCGGGCATGCGGATCGCCCTACGCGCCCCAGGGCGCGCGCCTCGACGCCGACGCCGCTTCGGCACGATCACGCCTGACCGTTTGCGCCCCTGGTCGACGAGTTTCCACACGCCCGCAGGTCGGAAGTTCACGGCGACGCCGCCCGGCACGGCATCCCAGCCCGCGCCCAGGCGCAACTTGCCGCCCTTGTAGTTGTGCATCGCGCGATCGCCGCCCAGGTCTTTCGCGGCGTGCCCCAGGGCGAGCCCTTTCGAGCGACCGCCGACGTACGCCTGCACGCGACGCAGGGCTGCGCCCTCGACGACGCCGTGCACGTCGTGCACGATCTTCGCCACACGGTCGAGCCCGCTGACGGGCATCAGGCAGGCGCGTACGACGCCGCTGCGGTAGCGACGGGCGGCGGGCCGACCGTGCCGTCGCCGTTCACGATCTGCGACGCCGTCGTGTCGCCGAACTCAGCATCAGGCTTTCGGCTGAACGGCAGCGACACGTCGAAGGTGAGCGTGCTTCGAGCAGCGCCGCCGATCGTGCCCGCGATCAGCCGCACGCGGCCGATCATCTTCGGCGGGTCTTCGCCTGCCAGCCCGTAGAAGACGTACGCCTCTTTCGTGTCGTTCTCGAACAGGTAGCGGTTGATCCCATCGACGATGTTCGCATCCTGCAGAAACGTCATGTCGAGGCTGAACGACGTCGACGCGGGCTGCGGGATCGACTGGGCGGGCTCGCAGAACGTCGCAGGCACTTCGACGGTCGTCAGGTTTGCCGTCGCCGTGAGCGCGCCCGACGTCGCCTGGCACGACCAGGCGGGCGACGCCGTGTCGTAGTCGGCAAGCGTCACGTCGGCGAGCGTGGCGCCGCCTGGCGCCTGCCACGTGTCGAGGTAGCCGACGGCAGCCTTGTCGACGAGCGACAGGGCGAAGGTGCCCTCTTCGATCTGCAGGATTACTGACGACATGGCGGGCCCTTTCAGCAGGCGATCAGGTGCGCTTGCACTTCGCAGAGGTAGCAGGGGTACTCGTCGCCCGCGATCGACACGAGGTCGGGCAGCACGTTCGACACGTTCAGTCGCTGCACGGTCGCCGTGTGCATCCCGCGCAGGAAGTTGTACGCCTGCAGCACGGCCCAGCAGGTGTCGTCGAGTTCTTCCTGCGCGCCGTCGCTCGTGTAGCGGCGCCCGACGACAGTGACCGTCGTCGAGGCGAGCACGGCGGTAGCCGCGTCAGGGTCGACTTCGAGCGCGGGTCGCCCGACGACGGCGCACGGCAGTTCGGGCGTGTCTTCGGGCAGCCAGCGATGCACTGGGAAGTTCGGCAGCGCGCCCGTGATCAGCGCCGCGAGTTCGGCCCGCAGCGCGCTGATCACGCGACGCCCGCCTTGTCGAGGTCGAGCGCCCATTCGAGCAGGGTCCGAATGTCAGGGTCGGTCGTCACGATCCGCACGACGAGCCCATCGGATGCGAAGCCCGCCACGCCTTCAGGCGACCGCCGTCGAGCGAAGAGCCGCGCTGCGGTCATCAGCACTGCCATCTGCACGTCGTCGGTCGCCCAGGCGTCGACCGTGACTCGCTGCTGCACGACACGCGACGCCGCGGCTAAGTCCCAGCCCAGCACGTCGTCGTCGCGGGTCGTCTGAAGCCCCAGGAAGGTCTTCAGCGAGTCGAGGTCGGCATTCACTGCCATCAGGCGCCCTCGTCGCCCTCAGCGGGTTCTGCGGGCTCGTCAGGGTCTTCGGGCACCTTCGGCTCAGGTTCGAGCACGGTCATGCGTCAGCCTTTCTGGTCGTTCAGTAGTTCGCCGACGATCACGAGCAGTTCAGCCTTCGTGAGTTCGTTCAGCGCCGCTTCGTCGAGGTCGACGCCGTGCGCGAGCAGCCAGGCGACGATTTCGCCCTTCGTGTTCGACGACGTCGGTGCAGGCTCTTCCTGCGTCGCGGTCACGGTCAGCGTGAGTGCGTTCGACGGCAGCCCAGTCGACCGCCGCACGCGTACATCTTGCGCGCCGACCGCATCGGCGAGGGCGCTATAGCGAACCTGCGTCGGCGACAGGTAGGTCGTCGGCTGCGCGATGCCGTCGACGACGACACGCGTGCCCGCGTCGAAGCCCGTGCCTGTCACGGTCACAGGTGTCGCCACGTTCACGACGACCGACGTCGGGCTGAGCAGCGTCGCCGTAGGCGGCACGAGCAGGTCGGGCGGCACTGAGCCGCCCGCCGCTGCGTCGGCGGCTACGAGGTCGCGGATACGAGTGCTCACGGCGCTAGGTGCACTGCGCCGTTCTGCTCAGCGGGCGGGGTGTTCGACGGGCCCGCTTCCTTCGTCGTCGGGCGGTAGGCGACGATCGACGAGGCGACCGCGATCTGCCGACCCAGCAGCGAAGGCTCGACCGCTTCGAGCAGCGGGTATCGGTACTCGTAGAACTCCAACGCTGACGAGTTGCCGACCCAGAACGTGTCGTCGTCGATCCCGTACGTGACGATCGGGCGCAGCCCGGCGACCGTGCCCAGGCCCAGCATGTCGGCCGACGCCGTACCCATCGCGTTCGAGGCGCCCAGGTAGGGGAAGAGCGGACGCCCGGCGAGGTCGGTCAGACCGCCCAGGCGCGCCCAGCCCAGCGGGCCCATCGCGATCCACGACGCGATATCGCCCGTGTTCTGATACACGAGCGCGCTCGCGTCGAAGATCGCCTGCAGGATCGTCGGCCCGTCGGCGCCCGCGGCAAGCGTGATCTTCGCGCCCGACTTTTCGAGTTCGGTGATCGCGGCGAACTCAGTGGCGCGCGCCAG